TTCAAAGAAGGGTGATGGTGGAGCGACTGGACAAGGTAACACATCGGTAGACAACAGTGTAGCCTTGGTCATCCTTTACATGGCAGCATGGAGGAGGATCACAGGCAAAAGTGTCAAGGAGTTCAAACTTTTCAACACATTGTCAAATCAGGCAGATGATCACATACTGTCCTGGGATGACAATGCGTTTGGATGGAATCCAAGAGCATGGATGGAAGAGTTTTCGAAAATGGGGGTCACATTAACGGACGAATCAAGTTCTGACCGGCTAGAAGATGCAAGTTTCTTAGCCAAAAGGATCGTTCTAGATGTGCAAACTGAGGCGGCAAAGCTAGCAAAATATGGCATTGCAGCCCCTAGGTTTATGACGTGTCACGACAAATTTCGACTGTTAGGGAAAATTGGAGCCCCGCAGCCTTTGAGAGATCATCAATCTCGAGCTAAGCGGCTTGTTTCTTACCTGTACTTGACTGCACATCATGAAGATGTGTACAGAGTAACAGTTAACGCAATCCGACGGTTGCAGGCGAAAGCCAAACGAAATTTGGGTGTCAAAGTCCCTCCATATTCAACAATCATGAAGGCTTGGTATATGAAGAAAACCACCCCTGAAGAAGCATTCAAGGGGGATAAAGCACTTGAGGAAGACATTGACTCAATGGTAGAAGCTCTAGAACAGTTTGGAGAGCTAAGTGATGTTGTACACATCACACAGCCAACCAGCCTGGATATTGCTTTAATCTGTTTGTCAATGATTCCACAAGTCTTCTCGCCAAGATTTATGACTTCCCCCGCTCTACGACACATTCACAAGTTGTTGGGAGAACAGATTGCATGGCCTTTGGAGCTGCTTAGGAGAAGGAACTCACAAATGATGACGCCAGGAGCAATCGCTAGTGCACTCATGCGAACCAATTACGACTTTATAAACGGAGTTGACATGGCATGCATGGGGTCTAGGCGTTCAGACTCTTCATTGTTGGTGAGCCACTGGTTGTTCACATTCATCCAGTGGGGTGCACTTGGGGGCAATGGTCCACAAGGCATAAACAAATTCTTAAGGAGCTTAGACTCTTTAATTGCGAACATGTACTTTGTAGTGTCTGGTCAAGTGTGTC